CAGCTTGTCGTATCAAACACCCACGGGGAGTCGTATAAAACTTCCGGAATCACACACTTTGGCTTCGGCGGCAACCTCATGACGTAAGTGGCAAAAACACTCAAAGCTTTTGATGTCGCCATGACCTCCTAGTTAGTAAGGTTAGGTTAGGTTACGTTAGTTAGGTTAGGTTACGTCAGAAACTAGGTTAGGTCCCAGGGCTCCTAAGGTTCAGAGCTCCTAACAGAGCTCCTTAGACGCGTCACAATGAAGATACAGATAGTTTTGGTCTCTCGCGACAGTTATAAAGATCATCGCAGGTTTCACAGAAGGATTGATCCTAGAAGCCACATTGATAACAAAGGTGGCAAGGTGTCTTTTACACACATCGTCGCAAAGATCAAAAAGGGAAACTGCCCGTCTCTCTCGTGTACAGGTAAGCTTGTACCTCGTAGACCTATTGGACCCAAATTTTTTGGCTGTACCAATTATATACCGGGCGTGGGCGGATGCTGTACAAAAATACATCTTGATCATTATGAGACAATTCAGGAAATGATTTCTGAAGAAATTCCCCGCAAGGAGAAGAGTGAAGAAAACGCCAAAAAAAGGAAGCGGGAGTATGCCGAAGGAACGGGAGACATCAGAAAGTTTTTTAAACGTGAGACTCGGGATAAATAATGTTGCTACCCGTACTTCCAAAGCCACCCCCGTCCCGCTTCGAGGTTTCGAGTTCGGAAACCACCTGTAATCTAGCGTCGGTGTAACATTTTTCTAAAATAAGCTGTGCAATTCGCTGGGCGGGCTTAATTACGTATTCACGCTCCCCGTGATTAATTAAAACAACCCCTACTTCCCCGCGATAATCGGCGTCGATGACCCCCGCCAAGACGTCGATGCCTAGCTTAAGCGCGAGTCCGGATCTCGGCGCTACGCGGGCATAACACCCGAGGGGGAGCTGTAAAGATAATCCGGTTTTTACTAAAGCTACTTTTCCAGGCTTGACTACTGCAGCTTGGCTAGAATAGATATCAAAGCCAGCGGCTCCGGGCGAACCCTTTTCCGGGAGAGTCGCGGTGTCGCTCAAAAATTTGACTTTCACATAAGGTGCTTCAAATATTGACATTTACTCGTTGGGCTTATAATTTATTGTAAAAATTAAACACACTTTTACTCTTTCTCGTCGGGGCAGCAGAGAGAGACCGTGCATTGGCCGTTGGCGACGGTTATAATTGTGACAGCATTGTCCTCGGCACCGTCTGCCCTTCGCGCTTCGATGACTCGGTTCCATAGCTCGTCTCCGAGCTGCTCGCCCTTTACGCGTCGAACTTCGGGAGGTTGATTGTCGGTGCAAATGTAGACAGCATCTGTTTCTTGGCAATCTTCCTTTTCTATTTCTGTTATTGTGTCGTCGACAATTTTAGCCAAGCGCCCCCCGAATTCGTGGACGCTCGCAAGTTGTTCTTCGGTTAAATCCGCAAGTTGATCTTTAACGTCAGGTGATTTTTGTTCTGCCATTTTTTTGTTGTTTGCTATCATAATTTTTACGTCAAATTAAACGGGGTATAACTACTCGCTTTTTCTTCAAGAGCCAACCGGCGCGGGAAACCCCGCGTGCGTGCGGAATACGGATTCGGCTCGGCTTGGCCGTAGTAAGCAATTGTCTTTATTTCGAAATAATTTGCCGATGATTTGTGGACTACAATCGTAAACAAATCATACATGTTGTCGTAATCAGCCGTGGTGTCTGTCGTATTAAAATCAATAGTCACTCCGGGGTACGTATTTCCGTCGCCTGGATAAGTTGTCGTAGAAGAGGTTGGACTGCCGTCCACCGTTTCGTGAAGCAAGACTTTTGACGACGCGAACAGGTCGTTAGACGCATACACTCTAAACGACTTCGGATAAGCATTCAGGTTAACACCACCGCCGAATAATAGTACGAGTTTAGTTGGATGAATTCTGACTGGTAGTTTAAGAGATACAAATCCACCAGTGTAGTCATCAAAGTAATTCGGGTAATTTTTTCCGACGCCCGTAGATCCTTCGTTCCAAATGTAATCTCCGTTTGCGTCGGCCACCGTATACGCGCCAGCTCTGCCGTGATAAAAGAGTGTTCTGCCGCCGGCGGGGCCTCCGCTTGCAGTGCGATAAAAGACTCCTTGGGAGAGCTTTGCTTGATTGTGTGTGTGGTGCGTGTTTCCAGAAAGATAACCGTCGGGGTGACTCCTCAGAGTATGCAAACTTATTCCGTGCTCGTACCACATGTCGTTTGTCATGCTTGAAGACGGCCACTCCTTCTCCGCCTCCAGCGTAATAGCACCCGACACAGCAGATCCGGCTTTTTGCCCCATGATAAAGAACGCTTGAACATACAAGCTTGCACTAGTACATTCTGTGACTTGAAAAACGAATTCGTCAAACATGTCGAGTGGTCTTGCCGTTGCGTTTCTGGAGTTTAATACGATTTTAACCCCGCGATACAGGCCTCCGTCTGGACCAATTAATTTTTCGCCGTTGTCTTCGTTAGTCCCGTCCCAGTTTTCGTCATAAATGCCATCTTGAAAATGAAGAAGGTGTTTCGTTTTCCAACCATCGTTTGACGCATAAAAGTACACTTTTCGCGCAGCGGCGTCGTGATTATGAAATTGTCCACAAATAAAATGAATTTCATTTGGCAGTATTTTGTTAGGAAGTTTGACCCTCACATAAGGTCCATAAGTTCCCAAGCCCATGTCATATCTATACCTGTACTGCGTATCGGAATCTTTGGCGATTCCAGTCGTAGAATCAAATCTACTAGATGCAGTATATTGTGTACCACTTAAACTCGCCTCGTAATCTCCATCAACAACTTTTACAGGATCTTGAGAACTATGTGCATGAGTAATCATGTATTCGCCGTCGCCATAACCCGTTCCAGAGACTGTCTGAATTTGTGACCATTTGTTACTTACTAGCACTAGCGCCTGAGACGGGGGCCAAAGTAAGCTATTTGTAACGTTTATTTCTTCGAATGGGTTGTGGGGTGCGGTGTCCGTGCACGCTTCGGCCGTGGAAAATTGCAACTTATTCTGCGCACCCATGTACCCGTGGTTTGCGCAGTGAAAGCTCGCCGTTCCGAAATTGCCCTTAACGTGTAGCGTAACGTTTCCCGAAAAGTAATTAACTCCACCTATCGCGGCGGCGCCAGTTCCTGGAGTACCACCCCCGTATTCAATTTGAGAACCAGATTGTTCAATACCTATGGGGTGGTCGGATGGCACGTCGACAAGAACCCAGGTGCCAACCCCCAAGTTCAATGCGTTATCAAATATTTTGTGTGTTGCCTGGTCTTCAAATATCAAAGAACCATCATTAACGCTTACCAGAATATTTGGGCATGCAACGTTTGGACAATCCGCGCTTGCTTGGAGTACCGTAGTTGACGTCGCAGTCTCTTCTTGGCCGTAGAGCACCAATTCTTCAACACTCACACCTTGAACTTGTACAGTATGTACAACTAACAAATACGTGTCAAACATCTCGTGTTCACTTACGTTTGTGGCTTGCTTTCGGAATGTAACGTCGAAGCCATAAACTTGATCAGCAGTAGAGCCGTCAGAGTAGACTATATGTTCGTCCTTCATCATATAATTTGCGAATCCGTCGGTTTCACTCTTGTGCTCATAAACAATGGTCCAATCTGTCGCGTCCTCGACGAGACTAATTCGAATATTTTGCGTAGAAAGATCCGCACCTCGTGAATTTCTTGCATAAATTCTAAAATCTAAGGCTCCTTTGCCGTGTCCGTAACCGGGACCAGTTGGATTTTGAATTAGTTTGAATCCCGTTAAATAAATGGGACTTGGAAGCATAATCCAACCCCAAGTCCCTAAGTAATTGTCTTTTGTGTAGCCCATGCCTCCAAACGTACTGTCCGATAAATCGTTGTTATACGTACCTGGTTCTCCGTTTGGATTATGAAATCGATTAAACGAGGTACCGTATCCATACGCCCCCGCTGTACTCCCAGACCCGTTCCAAACCATCTTCATGAATGCTTTGGGCCACATGTTTGTTTGAGAATTACCATTTCTGTCGGCTCGATACTCGTAAACTCCGTTTCCGTAAGCTTGTCCGCTGAGAATTGTAGTTCCTCCTGATTTAAGACCTGTTTTAGTATCAGTACCGTTCAAAGGATCAACGACATACGGAGTTGTTTGATAACCGTACAAAGTGCCAGTTGTGTAAAGGTCCGCCGGTGGCCATGGGCGCACATTTTGATCAAGAGTAACCTGGTAGGCATCCCCCAGAGCCGGATATCTATTATCTACAGCAGCAAACGCCGGATCTGAGTAGTATTTAATAGAATTGAGCCAGAAACTACAGTGAGAGCCCCAAGGTCCTGGACCGCGGTTGATTTGGTTACCACAGGTTGCGGATCCAAATCGACATGTTGATACGAAATACGGTTCTATGTCGCAGTTTCCTTGTGATTCCCACGTGACAACATCGGCTCCGTCCCAATCAATTGGCCACTGTGTATGATTCTTTACAAACTTGAACTTAATTGTTTCACCAACTTTCATTTCTACACGCAACGAGTACATTTCAGAATACGTGTCTCGCTGTCCAGGGACCGGTATGTTTCCAATTGGGTCCAGCGTGGTTGCGTTAAATGACGGTTCTTCATTAATTGTACTAAACGTGTAATACATTCGAACAATTCTATTGTCGAACATACTCATATTGGTGTAGCCTCCATTTCCACAACTAACGCCTTCCCACGCATTGAAGACTTGCCAACCATTATTATCGAGGGGAGGACCAGAGCCTGTACCCTGATAACTCATCTCAATGATTAAATTATCATAAAGGTTAACTGCTACAATATCCATTGGAAATTCATCGCCCGATGTTGCGCCGGTGCCACAACCACCGTAGTCCGGATCGTTACAGGCGGCGTGGGAATACATGGTATTGTTGAAGTTATTACCGTTCTTGTACAAGTACATGCTCCGTCCATGATCTTGAATCCATTTGGCGTAAAAATAGTCATACAGTTGCTGCATCTGCGTGTCGGTAGCGACGTCGGTCGTGTAGAAATATTCCGCAAAAGACCCTTCAAAGAATTTCCAACCGCCACTATTGGTCCAATCCCCTATTCTCAGAGACAGCCCGGTGTGTGAAGACGTTCCGAAGCCAGAGACTTCTTCGCTCATGTCATTTATGCGTATTGTTCCCGTTCCATCGGCTCTGTGGCGAATCATAAGAATTGTCCAATCGTTTTCTCGATAATAGTTTGATGCGATAGTAGTTGTGACAGAACTCCCTGAACACGTGACGGCGATTGATCCGCCGGGGTTAGAATTGTTAGCTCCCACTGTATGAAGTTCAACCCTACAAACAGCAGTAGTGCCGTTTAGAAGAGATACAAGCCATTCGTTCTGAGATCTATAATAAGAGCCCAAGCGCTTAAAAACAACAACTTGTGTGCCTTGTCCCGGATACTCTATGTCCGCGACGTGGCTCTCCCAGTATCCCGATTGATATTGGGAGTACATGACTTGCCTCTCGTTGGGTCGCGCTGGATCGCTCATTCCATAGGTCCAATATCTGTCCGGATTTGCCGAAGTCTCCCAATGAAATATGAGTGGCCTAGATTTGGGTATTCCCTCTTGGAAATCATTTCCAGTATCAAGCCCATCCCACTCCTCTCCGTCGGTAAAGACATGCGCTTGTGGTTTGGTATCATAATAACTTCCATTTACCAAGTCCCCAGCGTACCACGCCTTTACGTTGTTCCAGCTCAGTCCAAAGGATTCAAGCTCCGAAGCGTGAGCTGGTTCAAATGATTGCGAGACGGATGCGCTTAGTGATGGTGAGAGACTTAAAGAAGGACTTAAACTATGACTTGCGCTTAAATCTTCTCCCGTCTGTTCCCATATCTTTTTTGGAACAACTTGAAATGTGGCTGCTAAAAGTTGTCCTGGTGGAAACGAGTTATTAACACTACCAAAACGATTTCCTATTCGTGTTGAAACTTGCTTGCCAATAAAAGCGTTGTCTTTTTTACCATAGAGTTCAAATTCTCCAATCCCCACCGCGTTTAAGCCCGCGTTTCCCCCGGCGCCGTACGGCGCAGCTTGATTACCAGCCATGCTTACCACTACAAACCTAAAATGCATGTACTTGGACATATTCTCGGTTGTCAGAGTTTTAAACGTTGACCATCTTGCTGCGGTCTGCGACGTGACATCGGTTGAATATTCTATACTTGTCCAATGATGTACTAATTCCCACTCCGTTTCATTGTCTGATCCCATAAGATATAATTCGTGAGGCCACGTATTTTTCCAGTGAGCACCATTTGTATACCTCAGTTTATTAATTCTCTTGGGCTCTAAGAACGTGAACTGAACCCATTCTCCCAATATCTCGCCAGTAGTCGTGCCTCCGTTGTAAGCACCCGTCGATGAATTATACGAATAGTTATAAGAAAGCCAGCAGCATCTCGGCTTGACCCCTCCGTTATTATAGGCGGTTGGTAGAACCCCGTTAGTCGTGTTAATAGCTTCGTAGTTACTGTCATAAGAACCCGACTGTGAAACAGATAAACCTGAGACGTTTCCGTCAGCCATACTTAAATGGGGTTCAAATATATCAAAATCTTCAAGATCTGCAAGAGAAATGTTTTCGGACGTCGAAAAGATTTCTATATCATTTGTGTCGTAGTTATTCCAATCTACTGGCCACGATGATGGATCCACGACGTAAAATATCTTTAATGGCCGCCCTTCGAAAAGTTCTATTTTGCACACAGTGGTTTTGCCAACCTGAAACATGGTATTGGGCAATGTAGTGGTAGGAATGTTCAAACCTTCGCAAATCCATGTTGTCGTATTCGGTAAACTTCTAATGTTAAATCCAGATTTTGTAGACAACATACACAGCCCGTTGCCTGAAATAGTCGCCGGATCAACAACTAAACGCAACGCCCACTGCATTTCCAAATAATCTCCAAGATCACTATTGAAGAGGGTTATTGTTTCGTAATCATTCGCAGTCACAACAGTATCGCTGGCTCCCCCGAATTTGGTTGTCATCTTTCCGCCATCGTTTGGAGCAACATATGCATCGTATAAATGCTTATAAATCGCCTCAGCTTCTTCTGAATCTGGCTCCAAATATCCAGTGCTTGGTTGTATGTAAATAATTTCTCCAATCTCACCGTGGAATGTTTGAGGAGACGGTCCTCCTATCGCGAGTTTAGACGCAAAGTCTGGAATTGAAACGTCAAAGTAGTCGTAATTATTGTTGACGCGAATCCACGATTGGTTACCTTCAACGAATCCGGGGTCTTGTGAATCCGTCACAAACATGATTGCAATTGCCATTTGATCAAAGATCTCTACTTCTTTATTTTCTCCAAATCCATAACTCTTATCCAAGTAAGCTCCTTTGACGGCGGCTTTTGATATTGTTCTGTCTTGGGCAAGACGCGCGGGTCGTTTTGGAAGTTTCCCGTGGACCTTGGCATAGGCAGGTGTTGCTCCCACGTAGTAACTGTGTAATTCAACTAGGTCTGCTATAGGTAGAGCTTTATTTAACACTATTAGGGATGCGAGATCGCCGTCGGCGCGACTCCCTGTGCTATTGTATTGAATACCGATGCCCCAGTTTCGCGCAAAATCGACGGTCGAGTCGTTTAGGTCGGAACCTATTTGGGTCGTGTTCTCGTATACTCGCCACACCGACCCATCCCATATGGTACTTATCATCATCCATTTATCATTTTCTCCTTGAGAATTTGTACTTGGGTTTGCTGATGCGCCCAAATTTACATGATATCCATTTCCATGCAGACCAAACCAATGTCCCGCACCGTTCCAATTTCCAAAGAGAGCACCGTAAGAAGAACCCCAATTACTTGGCCTAAAGACAAAGGACATTGAATATTCATCCGTAAGAGAATCCGTATAATTTTGTGCAAGGTTGTACCAGTTAGTTCCAAGAGTCACGTAATTTCCATAAACTGAATCAAATCCAGTTGTGGGAGAATTTGCGTTAATGGTAGCGTCGCGGTTGCCTCTCAAGTCTTTCAAAACGTTACCTTCAACTGTGCCGTCAAAATGGGTTATCACGTGCTGATCGGTCCACGGAACTAGACCATTCATCGGACCCAGAATTCCGTTTAGCCCACCTTGAAACGCAGGCGGTGTTGTGTGTAACGCGATTACGTCGGAAATTGGAAGGTCTCCCCTATTCAAAACGAAAAAGTTTGCCATGTACGCGTTAATTCTTTGATTGTCAGCAGTTCCTCTACCTAACCTAAATGCTCCGGTGTCCCAATCATACGCGTGTGTCTGTGTGTCTTCGTAAAGAAGGGTTGTATCTTCGTAAACCTTGAGCGAAGACCCGTCAGATACAATACTCAAAACAAACCACTGGTCCGGAACAGATTCGTGGGTTTGTGGAAGAATCGTAGTGAGAATTTGTGTACTTCCTCCAGTGTTACTAGACCACCCGTCTTTAACTACTATTTGCCAACCCATTCCGTTACTTGGTCCAAGTCGTCGAAATAAAAGAGTCCCGGAAGTATTATTAACACCAGAATGGAATAGGCCTCCCCAATTAGTATCATACTGATCGTGTCCAGACTGAGCCCAAAGTTTAAGGACAAAACTCAACGTAAAAACTGAACCCGACCCAGAATTTAGAGCATTTCCTAGACTAGGCATCTCCCAATTAGACTTTCGACCAGTCCCCGAGTATCCACCCATTTGAATGTAATTTCCATATGTCGAATCTACGCCGCTGTGGCTAGCCATATCTCCTACAATTAACGTCATGTCGTAACCATGACCCGAAATGTCCACGAGAACATCGTTTGTCACAGTTCCGTTAAAGAAACACACTATATTATCTTCATAAGTTTCAAAAGGCCTGTGTAATTCGCCCTGAACTTTTCCTATCTTTTCTTGAACAATTCTACCATGTCCCGACGAAGACCAGACAATTCTATTTTCTGTGTTGTCAAACGTCGGGTTGCTCCAACGTTTGTAGGCCACCGCTATTAGTCTTGGTGTTGGAATTGGACCAAAAGAATCTATAGATTGGAAATAATCCTCATTTTCTTTGTTGAAATAAATGGTTTTGATGGAAGGTGCATCAACTGCAGATATCACCTGCGGTGACCCATGTGCCTCAAAATCCATTGTTCCTACTAAGTGTCCGCCAACCCAATGAGTGTCGCCAGTTGTATATTCTTCGGCTATTAAATGCAACACAACTTCAGTTTGTTGAAATAGCACATTTCCCAAAAGAGTACCAATACTTTGAGAAGCGGAAATAGAATAAGATGCCGAGAGAGATAAAGATTCAGATAGTGACAAACTCATACTGTCGCTATCTTCTGGTTGAAAAATCACCCCCGCGACTTCTTCCTCTTCCGTCTCTTCCATCATTTCTGCTTCGTCTTGAGTTGCCATTTTTTGCACTTCAGACATATCTCCCTCGGCAGCAGCGTCTGCAGCTGCTGTCGTCTTCTGATTAAATTTTGTTAAAAATGCAGCTGTTTCATCGAAATTCATTGGAGCTACTACCACTGTTGCTGTTGCTCCGGTACCGGTGGTGTCGGCAGTCCCGGAGTCGCTATCAACTATTCCACTGTCAAAATCGCTTTCAACTGCAGCCGCTGCCGCCTCGGCTGCTTCCGCGGCCACAATCACAGATTCTATAACTTTAGAAACCTTGGAGTTCATGTCGGCAGTGGATTCGGCCGCCTGTTTGGCTTCATCTGATTCCGTATCAATTCCACTGGCCTTCATCGAATCTTCAACTACTTCTTTTCCAGCCTCTGGATCACTAAAATCAACAGTTTCTCCAGATTCTAGTAACCTAATTGGCTGTCGGTAGAGATTTACGGGATTCTTTACATGTTTCGTATGAACACTGTGAACCAGTAGTACAATCATGAATATGAGTGTCAACAGCAGACAAATCCACATAGTATATTGTAGTACTGTAATTTTTTTTTGAAACAGAAAAAAATGCTAACTAGCGTTTGCATTAAAAAAAAAGAAATAACTTCATGAAAAAATGAATGGATATAGCTTTTGATATATACAGGGATCATTGGGCACGTGAGAACAATAGACTGAGAAAACTTAGACACGTGCAACATTTTAAGGATTATTTTGAATGCAATTGTTCCCAAGAAGATATCTATTCCTTACGCTTGGAAAGCACACCCGAGGGATTATTCGAAGTCTTGCAATACATAAAAGAATGGATTTTGTATCCATTTGGGTATACAACAGATCGCTGGTTTTCGCAGATAAGAAACCACCAAAAATTAAGGCTACACACGCACTACGCTTTAAACCCCGTAGTTTTGACAAAAAATGTGTATGCAATAGTTCTTGATTCAACTACAATAAAGACAATACCCAGAGAGGATCACAATTTAATGCGACGCAACTTTTGCGGATGGGGGGCGACGCGTCTAGGAGCCTACTACGAACTTAGTTGATAGTTTTTGTAGGCGTTGAGGCGTAGACCACAAAAGTTCCAGCCCATACCTCCGGGTTACCGTTCTCCCATTCTGCAGTAAATTGGGTTGTAGTTTTCCAGAAAATGTGTATTGCGTTAGTACTTTCGTAATTTCTATCAGTGACGACATTATAATCGGCGTCGTCCATCTCGGTG